ACCGGCTGATCGCAATACTGCGACACCTGGTACAACGTCCATTTATCGATGTTGGCTGCAGTCAGGCGATTACCCAGACCAAAGCGATCGGTAATCACCAGATCGTAAAATATCCACGCAGGGTTATCAGTCCAGGCCCACTTAAACGCGCCCTGCCATGTACCGCTGTAAGCCCTCGTTTCAGGGTCGTAATTATCAGGAACACGGATCACGCGCCCGCGAGGCTCACAGGAGATCTGCGGTATTGAACCGTTAAACTGACTCGAGTCGAATTCGATGTACAGCAGCGCGGTATTCGGGTAACGCAGTTTGGCGTCAATCACCTCGGTAAAACTCTGCAGCGTCATCGTGTCGCCGATCTTCGCGCTGTTTGCATCAGTGGTGATCTTACGCAGTCGGATTGTCCAGGCGCTGCCAGCCTGCGGTAAATCAATACGGTGGCTGCGCTCATAACCAGACGTCGTTTTGCCGGTTACGCTGGTATTGAGTACCGTCTGCCATGCGCCGCCGTCCGTCTGCAGGTCAATAGCATAATTGACCGAGTAACCCACCAGATCGCCGTCGTCCTCCTGTTTGAAAAGCGAGGGCCATTTCAGACGCAGGCGAACTGCTGAAAGCTGCGTATTGGTAAACGTACGCGTCCAGGCTGTGGCGCTTGATACCTCAGTTCCCACACTAATTTCGTTTTCGGTACCGGGAATACCCTGAATGTAATTTTGTGCCTGCGTTCCTGCGCGAAACTCCCACGTCACGCCGCTAAAGTTTTGGGAGCCGTCGGAGTTTTCCAACGCTGTGCCGTCCAGGTAGATATTTTTTCCGGTGAGTTGCCCTGCAAATTCCCCTTCCCCAAGCGCAACGAGGATTTTTGCCTTCGCTACAGATTGCAGATCATCAGGCTGTTCGGTAGGGGTTCTTGAACTGGAACTGCCGCCCTTGCGGCCTTTAATCGGGGTTGCTGTAGCCATATTACGCCCATAAAAAAGCCACCCTCAGGCAGCCGGAACAAAGGATTGAATTTTTATTGCTGGTCTTCGACGTATATACCAGCAGAGATGATCGCCCCGCCTATCCGCCGCCGACCATAAAGGAGCGGTACTGGGTAACCTTGCGTTGCGGTATTTGTAACACCGCCGAATGCGTAGGATGCGCGGTTATCTGCACTTTGTTTGCTGGCTATGCCTGATGGCTGCGGTGAAAGAAGCTGAATAACCCCACCGAGGACCAACGAGGCGCCAGTGGCTGCAGCAAACCCCGTCAATCCACCAGCAGCGAACGCAGCGCCAACTCCGCCAGAAACAAAGACAGCCGCAGCTATCAAAACTGCTCCTAATATCGTCTGAAAAAGACCAGCGCGCTTACTACCGATAATTACAGGCATAATCCTTACTACATCGCCTTCAGAGGGAAACCCCATCTCATCTGCGGCAATATTTCTTTTCCCCTTGAACACAGCGAAAGTTAATCCGCGACGTTTACTGCTGATCATGAAGCTTTCGAAACCAGGCAATGTTTTACTTAAAGCAATAGCAGCTTCACCAGTTCGCGCTATCAGTCGTTGATGGGTTCTACCGAAGGTTTTTCCTAACACTCCGCCGAGCTGAATTGTTGTCATTACTTCTTTCATATTCTCACCATAAAAAAACCCGCCGAAGCGGGTTAAGTCTTGGTTAGATACAGCGTTCTATTACTTTAATCCGGCTGTTGATTCGATAAGCAAATAGGCCACCTTGATGACGGAATTCAATCTTGGTAATTCCGCCGTCCGATATTAAATCAACCATCTCAAGTTGAGATTGTGTAAAAACAGTTTTACCACCGTCATAAGGCTGAATAAAAACGCTTCCATATTTTTGGCTTTCTTCTTGCCAGCCAGCGAGTATGCATTCAGCTACTGCGTCAATTTGTTTCTTCGATTGAAAAGTATTTGACGCAGGCTCCTTCCGGAGGTCCTGCATGCTCGAACAACCAGCTGTGATTATCAAAGAAAGTGCCAATAATGCTTTTTTCATATCCCTATCCCCTTTGGTTTCACAAAAGGTTAGCACAGAGATTTGTAACGTAGAATCTTCATCGTCCTTTCCTGCCAGTAGCCACCATAAGGAACACGCTGGCTAAGATGCCCGTAAAGGTGATGCAGTAGCATGTTACCTTCTAACAGGATGCCGGCATGGTTCCACTTATTGGCCTGGACCTGCATGATAACCATATCACCTGGCTGCGGTGCGCCGCTGAATTCACGGAAGCCGCATTCATACCAGCAATCGTGGTAGAAGTTTTCGGGGTAACTGTCTTCCCACCAGGGATAATCGACGCGGTAATCCTTCAGTTCAATACCATGCGTCTGCCTGAAGTAACTCATCACCAGCCCCCAGCAATCGAAGTGACCGAGCACAAACGGGCGCTCCAGTAGCGGCAGCTCTCCCCGCGGCTGGATGGTACGCAGATCACCCTCCGGCCAGCTCACGATGTGCCAGGGTAAGAGCGTTGCATCGCATTGCGCTTTATCCAGTTCGCTCGGCTGTGTCGTTGCGTCCGGGTGGCTGTGGACAATGGCAATCACCGCTCCCCAGTCTTCGGCAGCGGCGTAATCTTCCGGCGACAAGTGGAAATGCTCTGTCGGATCAGTTGCCAGATTACGGCAGGGAATGTACCGCTGCACCCTGCTTTTTTGCACCAACACGCCGCAGCTCTCCCGTGGATATTCAGCGGCAGCATGCGCCATAATGGCGTCGATAATTTTCTGACGCATATCAGCTCCTGATCAGGGATGTACCTGGAAAACCACCGAACGGCAACTCGTTCCCCTCGCCATGTCGCAACTTGCACGCAGTGAGTGTACCGGGGCATTCATCGAGCGACGGATCGTTAACCGGGTTGTTGTGCCTGTCGAAATAGCGCGTCCCGGCATAGTCGCATCCATCACCGGAGCGGTATTTGTTCCGGATACACCAGGTACAAAGCGAATGTAGCTGGCGTGTCGGGATCATCAGCCCCTGCACATCCATCGGGCTGGACAACGTAAACGCCACCACTTCGTTGGTTTCAGTGCTCTTGGCGTCTATATAAAACACCTTCAGCTTTTCCTGCTGAGGATCCGCCGACGGGTTGCCCTCCGGATAATTTTTCGCATCCAGATACTGCGCCAGCGTGTCATGAATGGTGACCTTCGCCTGCAGAAGGTCATCATAAGCAAGACACAGCGCCGTAATGGAACTGTCCAGGTTAGCGACCGAGAGCGTTGGCTGTGCGCTGGTCCCGTCAGTCGCCGTCTCAATACCCTCTATCTGGCAAGGCCACGCTTTATATTCCTGTCCCTGCCACCAAATCGATTTCGCCGGTAGCTTATTTTCATCTCCACCAGAAGCGGCGATCTCATCGGCAGTGTGAGCAATATTGTGGGCGTGGAAGCGGAGAACGTCGGAAACACCAAATGCGGTGCCATCGACATCAAAAAGCCGGATAACATTACCCGGCTCAAGTTTCTGATAATCACTGTTTAAGCTCATGGTGCAAACGCCTGTTCAAAGGTGGCTGATACGGTTTCCACCGTTTTACTTTTGGTGACGCGCTGCAGGCTGTCTGCCTCAACGCGCCACAGCGCAAGATCACCGCCAGGCGGGGTAAACGAAAATGATTTCGTCTTATGGCGCCTCAGGAAAACATAGATATCCTTGACGGTTCCCGGTTCGCCGGTAAACGAGAACTCATAGCTGAGTGTTTCATCATTCAGCCCGGCACCTGACACCTGCTTATAGCCATCACCAAACTGTGCCGTGCGGACGGTATCCTTACTTTTCAGGGTCGGCTGGCTGGATGCCTTGATCCGCCAGCTAAAATGTTCAATCGCCATCGCTTACCTCTGCTTGTTGGCATTCCAGATCATGCCTCCCGGTTGTATGGCTTTCGCGATCCCTGCCCGGACAGAGCTGTCGATAACCTGCTGGTAGGCTTTCCCGAGCGCATCACCGCTCCCTTTCTGTTGGCCCGACTCACCCTGGCCCGTTGTGACGGAAACCGGCGCGTAAACGCTGACACCGAAAGGAGAAGCAATGCCGCCGCCACTCCCACCCACCAGACCGCCGGTAGCATAGCCGCGCATCATTTTGTACAGATTGCCGACACCGATTCGGTTGGTGGCTTCCTGCGTAAAGACAAACTCTCCACGGTGCACCACACCTGCAGGCTCATACTTGCCGCCGGACCCGGTATAACCACCGCCAGCAAAACCCAGCGCTGACGTGGCAGAACTGACCAGGCCAGCCATGGCCTGCTTCATCAGGATCTGCGTCAGCATCGACAACGTGGAACGGGTGAAATCGGCCCAGTTTGCTTTACCTGTCGTCAGCATATCGGCCATATTCTGGCTGATGCCATCGAATGTGGCTGAAGCAGCGGATTTCATCGAACCATAGGCATCAGCCGCTGAATCGGCATAGTCAGCCCACGCTGATTTCGCCCCAGCCTGCCAGTTGCCGCGGAGCTCGTCCTGTGCGGCATAATATTTTTTCAGTGCATCCAGTTCGTTCTGATAACCCTGATCGGTGTCCGTACCACCGGCA